CCATCATCACCAATCTATCCTATGAACGGCTGGAGCTAGATACAAAAGCAAAGCAAGCCGAGAAGGAAAAAAATACCGATAAGGCCACTGCATTCAGGGAACGGATCAGCAAGATCGATGATGCTGCAAGCAAATGGAACAAAACCCTTGAGAACGTATCCAAAGAGAACCAGGTAAGCTTATCTAATTACTTAACGGTAATGGAAAGCATCTTTAATGACTTGCGCTTATTCAATGTAAAACTGTTCATGGAAACGGTCGATTTTCAGGAATACCACCTTCACAAAATCACTTCAGAACTTGGATAATGAGAAAAGAAGATAAGAAGGCATATGAAAATTACCTGGCCAAACTAAAGGTCATCAAATCCGGAGCATCGGCAGATCCTTTTGAATCGGATGCCGATCAGGCTGCCAGAAAAAAGCGGGCAGTAAAGGATATTGATTTCATGGTTAAATATTACCTGTCTCATTATGCATCTGCAAAAAATGCCTGGTTTCATATCCGTTTTGCCAAACTTGTCAAGAAATTTCCGATCCTTTTTTTATTGCTCCGTTGGGGACGTGGATTAGCAAAATCAGTCTGGGCAACTGTAATCATTCCATTATGGCTTTGGATGGATGATGATATACATTATATGGTAGTGGTTGCAAATAACTACGACAAAGCTAAAATACTGCTTTCTGATTTGCAAGCTGAGTTTGAAGCCAATGAACGTTTAAAGCATGATTGGGGTGAACAAGAAATGCGGGGATCGTGGGAGTCGGGATATTTCCGGACTAAAAATGGTTTTATTGCCAAAGCTTTAGGAATGGGACAATCTCCCAGGGGATTGAGGTTTCAGGATCAAAGGCCTGATTATATCGTTTGTGATGACCTGGAAGATAAGGATACCATTAAAAATCCCATGCGCCAGGATGAAATGGTTACCTGGATTGAAAAGGATTTGATTCCTACTATGGATGGGCCGGTTCGTAGGTACATCCATCCCAATAATAATTTCCATCCCAGATCCATCCAGGAGGAGCTTCATATTAAACATCCTAAATGGGAACTGTTCCAGGTGAATGCCTATGATCCGGTTACCTATAAACCCGAATGGGAGGAAAAATACGATGATGATTATTACAAAACCATTGAAGAGGATCTGGGAGTACTGGCCGCAAAAGCTGAGTATAATAATGATCCACACATCGAAGGGAAGATATTTAGAGCTGAGCAGATCCAATGGGGAAAAATGCCTTCGTTAAATCATTTTAAGATCATAGCCGGTCATTGGGATATTGCCTATGCCGGTAATAAAACCAGCGACTATAATGCTGTGAGGATTTGGGGATTGTACAGTAATCAGTTTTGGTATATCGACAGCTTTGTTAAGCAAAGCAAAATGAGGGCTGCCCTCGAATATATGGCCTTTGTTGAATTGGAGTTACCACCATCAGTGATTATCCACTGGCGTTTTGAAGCCCAGTTCTGGAATGATGAAGTAAGGCGAACCATAAAAGAGGTTGAAGATGACTTCCGAATTAGTTTTAACCTGGTAAAAGTGGATACTCCAAAAACCGATAAGTACGGCAGAATCCTCACCCTCCAACCCTATTATCAAAATGGCCGCTTATACTACAACGAAAAAAAGAAGTCGCATAATGATACTGCAACCGGTCTCCAACAATTGTATGGTATCGAACCAGGATACCGAACAAAGGATGATGCTCCGGATGCTGATGAGCAATGTATAAAATTCCTATCGAGGCATTTAAGAAGAGGGAATTCTAAAGGTGCAAGGACAGGTAGAATAAAAAAGAATCCAAAACGTAGGTTATGAGTTTTTTAAACAAAGAAGATTACTTCAGGAAAATTAAAGAGTCAATTTTAAACCAGATCACCGGTGGAAATGATGATTTACTGGATGAAGCTGAAACCACAGCTGCCGGTATTATTACCGATATGTTATCAGGCAATTACAATATAGCAGCTGAACTTGCCAAAAATGGTGATGCCAGGCATGAGAACCTAAAGTACTGGATGCTCAACCTGTCGGCTTATTTGCTTTACGACCGGATACCTGATAATGAAGTTCCGGAGCGAATTACAAACGACTTTGATGCGACAATGGACACTTTGCGAAAAATCGCAATTGGCAGAACGCCAACTACACTCACTCCGGTAATTGATGGCTCAGGGAAAACAAAGCGGGTATTTCGCATGGGAAGCAAACCTCCAAGGGGACATAATTTAATTGGGAATTAATGGAATTTAAATGCCATTTAAACAAGCTTGAGATATGAATATAATACCAAAAAATATAAGTGCCTGGCTAAACAAGACATCAAAATCAAACAATGAGCCGGTAGAGACAAAAAAGAAACGGATCAGTCATAAGATCACCAGGAACTATCATTACCGGATCAACCTGGATTTGGATGCTTTGAAAATTGCTGTTGATGCTGCACGTGATCCTGATCACCCAAAGCGGGAAGAATTATACACCATTTATGATCTGATTGCAACCGACAGCCATTTGGCCTCACAACTCCGAACAGCAAAGTATGCGGTTCAGCAAAGCGAATTCTTTTTAGTTGATGCAAAGGGTAATGAGGTAAAGGATAAATCTGAGCTGCTTAAAACAAAGTGGTTTGACACTTTTATTTCCCTGGCACTGGATGCTGAATTCTATGGCCATAGCTTAATTGAATTTTCTCAGCTGGTGAACGGTGTATTTGAAGATACTGAGTTAATCCCCAGGTTAAATGTGATCCCAGAACAAGGGATCGTAATCATGAACCTATATGACACTAAGGGAATTGATTACAGGAACAATGCAACCCGCTTGGGGTTAATTGAAGTGGGTGGCCATTATAATTTAGGTTTATTGGAACTGGCAGCAAAAGAGGTAATCGTAAAGAATTATGCCCGTTCGGATTGGTCGCAAGCTTCTGAGAAATATGGCAGCCCTATGCTCAAGATCAAAACCGATACTGAAGATCCTAAAGAACTTGACCGTATGGAAACTTCAGCAGCCAACTTTTCAACTTCTGGATACATTATCCTGGGTATGGATGATGATGCTGAAATAATTGCTCCTAAAAGTTCCGACTTTTATAAAATCTACATGGAGAATGCAAAGATGTGTGATGCACAGCTTAGCAAGCTAATTAATGGTCAAACCATGACATCGGATGATGGTAGCAGCTATTCACAAGCTGAGGTACATGAGCGCATATTAAATGATTACACTTTAGCCCGCTTACGTAGAATGAGGTTCCTTGTAAATAAGCAACTAATCCCATTCCTGGTTTATTGGGGATACCCAATCGAAGGATTAAAATTACAGTACCGGGATCTAATACCTAAAGATCCTTCAATGAAATCAACAGCCGAAAAAGAAGAGGAAGAAAAAAAGAAGGAGGAAGCTGAAAAAAAAAAGCTAATAGCCCAGCTGCCAGACTGGGTTTTGAATATGTAGGCCTTACACTTCCATTGAGCGTTATTCTTAACTCAAAAAACATTATTGGCATCGATAACAATGTATTGACCCAATACCTTAAGAGAATACACAAGAAAGCCCTTAAAAGCGGAATTGACAGGGATATCTGGCAGGAAAATTACAAAGCCCTTTTAAAAGGCATTGAGGATGGCTGGGGATCTCCATTTGCTGAAATCAATTACAACCATCCGAACTGGAAATACATAGCTGAACTCAAGTATCACACGGCCAGCTTTGCAGCTTTCAAAAACCATGATGAGGTTAATGAAATAACCAAGCTACTTATTGGTGAAGATGGAAAGCCCAGGAAGTGGATTGATTTCCGAAATGAAGCTTTAAAGGTTTCAGAAAAGTACAATAAGCGATGGTTGCAAACTGAGTTTAACCATGCCCATCAATCGGCCCGGATGGCTGCAAAGTGGAAAGAATATGAAACAACAGCAGATCTTTACCCTAACTTAAGATATGTGGCAGTAATGGATGATCGAACCCGTCCGGAGCATAAGAAGCTGCATGGGTTAATTTACCCGATGAACCATTCATTCTGGGATGTTCATTACCCACCTAATGATTATGGCTGCCGTTGCAATGCAATGCCCAGTGATGATCCGGTTAATATGTCAGAAAGCCTTCCGGATCTTCCACCAGGGTTTAGAAACAACCCTGGCAAAACAGGAAAGGTATTCGATACCAAAGGAGGCTATTATAAAGGTGTAGGTGCAAAGAGCCGATCTGAGATTGATAAACTGACCCAAAACTATTACAGGTGGGGCGAACGAAAAACAGCCCAGGAGTGGGGTGTGGCAAACCTGATTAATCATGCCGGTATAATGAAAAGGAATGCTGGCCAGGTTACTTTTACAACTAAAGGAATTAAGGAGTTTTTGAACCAACCACATGAATTTTATAATGTAAAGAATCAGCTGATTTATCAGATTGATGATATACTAAAGAACAGCACTTATCATGGCCGCTTACCTGACTGGAAAAACAACAGTAATGTATTGGAGCATGTTTATTACAAAACCATGATCGAGGGCAAAGCTTCCTATTTAGATGTAAGGGTTATGAAAAATGGGGATAAGCATTTATACAGTATCCTGGATAAAGATCCGCTTATAAAAAGCAAAAAGAACAAATAATCGCACTACGAGGATACAGTCCAAGGTGTTATTAATTGCTCTTTTCAGTTACAAATATACAATCAAACAATGTGCAAAAGCAAATATTTTGTCAAGGGATTTTAAAAATATAGGTAAAGACATTGCCAATCAAGCCCGATTGATAAAGAAGCTGGCCAATGGTAACTTCCAAAAGATTATTGGAGTGGAAGGCCTGAAGCACTTTGATAAGAGCTGGGATAAAGAAGGGTTTACCGATAAAAGCCTTTCGAAATGGAAGCCCAGGGAATGGAAAAAAACTACCCATAAAAAGAAAGGTGGCCAGCGAAAAGACTACAAGCGATGGAAAGCTAAAAACA